ATCTGAAGCATTTGCTCTTGTTTTGAGAGAACCATTGAGAGCATCGCCATCTTTTGCTCGATGTTGCCTGTCCCAAGACCCACATTCACTGAGACATCGTATTGGTTCGACCACTCTCTCGGATCGTACTGGACGTACTGCCCACGCATCCGAAGGATGACTGCCTTGTCCTGGTACTTGCATAAGAGATGTAAGAGTCCTTTGAATAAGTCTTTTACACCCGTCTCTGCAAAGACGCGAGCGATAAGTTCGATCTTGCCTTGTGATGCTTGCGTGAGAGCCGCAATAGCCGCAGCAGTCACGTTCTGTAGGATGTTGGGGTCTAAACCTTGGGAAGCCTCTGTGAGGCCTGTTCTCTTGGCTTGCACCTGATCTAGGTACTCTAAGAGCGGAAAGGCTTGCTGGCCTACAGGAGGTGTTTGTATGGGAACCAAAGCACCAGGATTTTTGAGCCTGATAACACCACCAGGTGTAACGCTTAAGAGGTCATCTAGGTTGACCTGACCTTCTACAGCACCCATACGGGTATTGTTTTGAAGGTACATGTTATCAAGCATCTGCCTCGTTACAGTAGTCTTGATAAGCTGGAGATCAACTGTACGATCAGCAGGGCAATCCCCAAAGAAGCGATGAGGGATCGGAATAGGACAGATAGAGTAAAACGGCACATAGTCGGTTTCTTCATTTGCGAGTATCTCGTTTCCAGAGAAGTAAACCTGCCTTAGCTCCGCGATCCCATCTCCGTCATAGTCTGTCTTTAGGTAGCACTCGAACACCTCAACCGTCTGCATCGACTTATCAAGACTAGGCTCCATGAAGGGCTGCTCGTCTCGGTTGTATCTGGCGATGTACTCAGCAGAGAACTCAAGGTCGTTGTAGACCGGCAGGTTCATGATGATCTCAGCATCGAACCCCATCGCTATTAAGTCAGACCTCGTGATGAGTTTTCTATGCGCGACGAATGGCGTATCCCTAACGGTCTTGCCTGCCTTAGAGATCAAGAACTCCTCTGGAGGCACGTTCTCGACCTTGACCTTGCCTGCCTTGGTCTTTCTCATCAGAGCCACGTTATGGACACGCATGACTTGCCCGTCCATCTCTTGCTCTATCGTCTCCTGACCTGCGATCTCCATCGTCCCATCAGACAGAAGCATCGCAAGTTCATCGTCGGTCAGGTTCGCGTACTGCTCCTTCGTAACCGAAATGGAGTCATCCCAGTAAGCCTTGACGATCCCTACCTTCTGAAGGATCGCATCCTTGAACCAATCGTGCATGATCGCAATGCCTGGGTTCTGTTTCATCAGCACCCAGTTGCAGTATTCGGTAGCCTGCTCTGCTAATGGCTCATCGCCTGGTCCTACAGGCTCGAACACGCCGATCTGATCCGCAGAGGTAAAGAGACGCATGAGAGGCGGAAGCATCCCGTCTACAGCCTCTGCAACCTCGCCTGTGACAATCTGAGACCTGCCCTCGACCTCGTTGCCGTAGGGGTCTCGCATGTACGCGGTGAGCGCGTTCTTGCGTTGCTCGACGGTCTCTGTCTCTAAGAAACCAATGGCGTTGTCGATCTCGCCTTGTAGGATTGCTTTTAGCCGACCATCATCCATTTAGACCACCCAAGATACGTTAGGTTTCAGAGGCTTGGACCAACTTGTTGTCTCATTCATCCCGACCGCTAAATACCGAAATGCGTCTGCTGCGTGAGATGCCCAATCGTGAAGAGGCTTATCCCAGTAGACTTGACGCTTATCATCGTATTGTCGCCGATAATTCCGCAGCGCGTCCACACCGCGCTTAGTCTTAGGGTCGAACCAACAGTAAGGAATCAGCCTTCTCACGGCCTGTATCCCATCGTCCACGCCCATCCTTGGCACGATTGTGATGTTTAGCCCTGCCTCTTGTAAAAGTTCAAGCCTTGATCTACCTGAGCCTAATTCCCTAACCTGTACGTCATGCGGAAGTAATTGCTCTGCAAGCTCGTAGTTGTTCGTCCTGAGCCAGTTCACATACCAATCCAAGCCTTGCCCGTGGTTCTCAACGAAGTCGATAAGCCTTGTTTCTAAGCCTACCCTCTGGCAAACCCAGATAGCAGTAGAGTCGCCTATCCCTAAGTCCCAGGCGCAATAAGTCTTGGCTATTCCATCCCTTGGGATCTCTCCGAATCGCTCAGACGGTAGCTCATTAAGAATTTGTCCGTAGTACGCACCTTCGATAGCTGAGTCGAAGGAACACTCAAACTCTTGCAGGTACTTGTCGTCTCCCATCTCTGATCGAGCAGCGTCGAGTTCAGATTGAGGGATAAGACCTGTTTCTGACGCTCTGAACTCAAGCATGGCCCAATCGTGATGCTCTGCTGCATGGTCTCTCAGGGTCTTGAAGTGATTTGCGCCTTTTGGGGTTCCAAGGAATAAGGCCCATCCCATCCTATCGGATAAGGCTGGACGAACCACCTCCGACCAGATACGCGGGTCTTGATCGCCAAATTCGTCGAACACAACGCCATCGAAATACTGTCCTCGCAGAGAGTCTGGGTTATCAGACCCCGCAAGTTGGATGCGTCTGCCCCAGAAATCAACCCGAAGCTCCGCAATATTGGCAGTGGCGTTGAGGGGTTGGGTAAATTTGAGGAGATAGTCCCAGATAACTCGTTTGGTCTGAGAGTAGGTAGGACCGATGAACGCATATCTCGGAGCCTCCTTGTTGTTTTCTATCGCTGCTCGAATGAGATGGTTGATCGCAGATACGGATTTTCCACATCTTCTATGCGCGACAACAACAGCAAAACGCTTATCTGATAGCGCATGGTGGATCTGTAGCTGTTGCGCTCGCGGTGCATACGGAATGATTATTCTGGTTGCGCCCATGTCACTTGTAGAGCAACTGGTTGCCCGTCAGTTCCCGTTACCTCTGTCCTTGCTAGCTTAGGAATATGGTACTCGATAGCTCTCAAGTAAATATCGCAAGCCTTTTCTGGGCTTTTTGCGGCTACTTGGTCTAGCCAATTAGAAAACCTTGGTGCGTTTAGTTCTGCCATTTTTGCAATGGCTTCCCTAACTGCCGCAGTAGATTTGTTAGGCGCACCCTTCGGTCTGCCCATTCCTGCGTTTGGAGGAATCCATTTGTTTTCCACTGTATTTTACTATCCTTCTGTTGTTATTGTGCAACACCTAGCAACCCTGATCGCCTTAGCTCTTCTTCGTCTATGACTACAGGTTTTCCGTTTACTTCCATGATCCTTAGTTTACTTTCTTCGCCTGGGAATACGACAAAGTTACTTGTGCCGCCTTTACCTCTTGAGCCTTCGTCTAAATAACGAACGCCAGGAATTCCAGCCTGTTTTAACTTAGCTTCGGTTTGTCCGCCTTTGCCGAAAACATCAAAAATTGTTTTACCAGGCATATCCCATATAGTTTGGTAAACACCTTTCGTTAACCCTCTCCGCTGAAGGTCGGCAAAGGTATCTAAAATAGGCTTCCCATTTTCGTCTATGAACTTCTTAACTTCTTTCGATTGCTTACTCAGCGGCTTATCCCAATCCAGCATCTTTGCTATTTGTTCGTCTGGTAGGTCTACTGTGTAGAGAGAGCCAGAAACTTCTTTATGCTGGCCTGACTTAATTGCGCTTATTGCTTTTTCTATTTGATCTCGTGTATGGCCCGTAAAGGTCGTTTCTCCGACTGGAGGCAAAATGCTTTGCAAATGAGATAAAGCCTTTTTCTCGCTTCCATGAGACGAAACAGTATCAGCCGCCATCCTTACAGGATCATTAGACAAATAACCACCAACTGACTGATAAGATTTAGCCACAGCAGGATTCTCGGCAAAGTACAACCCATGCCCGTAAGCCTGTGCTCCCTCGCCTGTTCCGATCTTGCTTGCGTCGAACTTACTGAACTTGTGCGGAGAACCATGAAACACAGTAAGCGGACTCAACAGACTTCCTGCTCGCTGTGCGCTTGCCATCGTTGACGCTGCCGCAAAAGGAAGCATAGACCCGTATAGTTGACTAGCAACGCTTGCTTGTTCACCTAGTCTGTAAGCATCAGACATTTGTTGTGCTTGTGGATCCATTACCGAATACGTCGGTTGTCTACCCGTAAACCCTAGTAGACCCTGTGCTACAGGACTTGTCTGCCCGTACCCTGGAAGCGAACTCACGCCTCTCGGCAACTGCTCCGGCAGCGGAGGCAAAAACTTCTCCTCGTCCAACAGTCCTTTTCTACGCTTCACTTTTTGTTCCTCGCCGAGATAGCCTTAGCCTTTGCTTTTGCATCAGCCTTACTACTTGCTCCCCATGCCTTTAGGCTCAGGAGCAGTCTGGTAGGGCTCCCATCGGGTTTTCTCTCTGGGCCTGGCATGTTACCCATTCGCGCAAGAAAAGACGCTCTACGCGGGTTATCGCCT